CACCTGTCACAGAAAACTTCCCCGCTTAATCTTTTCAGAAAAATACTTGACATAAAGCCCTCTAGGGTATAGATTTAGGTTAGATAACAAATGGACACGGGTACTCTTTAGGGAGATCGTGTCCTTTTTTATTAAAATAGCGTCGGAGAGAGCATGGCAGGAAAACCTGGACAACTTTCAGAGAAGCATTGGAAAGCCTTAGCATTATTTGAAGAAGGAAATCTTTCTCGCAAAGAGATCGCAGAAGCCATTGGTGTAAGTTATGATTACTTAAGTGAGTTATGTTCAGGTGATACAAGTAAAGCGGGACAAGTTGCAGGATTGTTTAAAGCTGAATATCTCAAGATTCAGAAAAAACATCAAGAAGAAACAAAACTCCTCATAGAAGAAAATACATTATCAGCTCAACTTGCTATAAAGCGAGTACTCGATGAGTTGTTACTCAAGAAGAAATTAACATCTGAAGATAAGAAATTGATAAGTATGTATACCAATGCGTTGGCTAAGTGCCAACCCAACGTTTCGGTAGGTAGTGTATCGTTTAGTTATGTCAAGGGGATGACCCCAGAAGAGCTGATTCATGAGTTTAAGCGACTTAAGAGTATTGCAGAGTCATCATTTGACCGCAGAGCAATTCCAGATTCTGAATAGAGAAGATCAGGAAACGTATCTAAGGTTAATGAATGAAGAGGTGGATTGGTTAAAAACCAAGAAACTTCTCATGTATGATCCAATGCCTAAGCAAAAGATGTTCCATATCTCCTCTTGTCCACGTCGTTCTTTGTTCGGAGGGAACCGTACAGGTAAGACAACAGCAGGTGGAATGGAGTTTCTTTATCATATTACTGGTCTTTACCCTGATTGGTATCCTGAGAGCCAACGCCTGAAGGGGTCTATAAAGGGCAGAATCATAGCTAAGGACTTCCAAAAGGGGGTAGGTGAGGTCATTACCCCATTTTTGAACGAATGGCTCGATGACAGCATTGTAGCACGAAAGATCAAAAACCCCATGGGAATCCCCACAAAGTACCTTTTGAAGAACGGATCGGTCTTTGACATACTCACACATGAACAATCAACAGAGCAATTTGAGGGTTGGAGAGGGCATATTGCGTGGTTTGACGAACCACCTCCTCGGGATAAGTATGTTGCTACTCTGCGTGGACTAGTCGACTACAGTGGAAGGCATTGGCTAACACTTACACCCTTAACCCAACCCTGGATATATGACGAAATCTACACAGCCATAGACAAGAATTACAACTTTGTAACGACTGTAGACATCACGGAGAACCCTTATTTAACTAAACAGGCCATTAAGGAGTTCGAGGATTCACTTACCATGGAGGAAAAGGAGTCACGATTACACGGTAGGTTTCTCCATTTGACAGGTTTGATCTATAAAGAGTTCGACCCACAAGTTCATATCATTGAGCCAGTTACGATAAAACCTACGTGGAGCCGATATATGGCGATAGATCCTCACGAAAGAACACCTACGGCAGTCCTTTGGTTAGCTGTAGATGAGAAGGAGAACCACTATATATACGATGAGTTGTGGCTTAAGGACATGGATGTCAAACAAATGGCAGAAGCAATACATGTTCAAGAAGGTAATCTTAAGGCACAGGTGAGTTTAATAGATCCTCACGCGGATAAAGATAATGTTGCGGCTGGCGGCTTCAACGTTCGTAAGGAGCTGATGAGGTACGGTGTCTACACACAGCGTGCTAATTCAGATCCAATGCTTGGTAAGGCTAGGATAAGGCAAGCTCTCACACCTAAATTCTCTAGCCTTACTAAGCTTTATACACCCCAACTTCATATCTCAAAGTATTGCACTCAAACGATTTATGAATTTCAACACTATATATGGGATGAGTACCGAAGAAACAAAGAAGAGTTTGACGCAAAGGAAACAGCGAAGAAGAAGAATGACCACTTTATGGACTGTTTAAGGTATATCTATAACTTTGGACCGAAGTTCATACAGACTGAAGAAGATGAAGGAGACGTGGAATACGTTGGAACATATACAAAGTATCCAGTCAAGAAACAGGCAGCAGGTTCTTATCACGCTCTTGTAGAGCATAACATTGCTGGAGGACAGTTCTAATGCCACCTTGGGGATTACCAGAATATCATAATAGAATTTCTCCTGCGCAGGAGCAGAACATATCTACTCTTATGCCTTATTTCACAAAAGCAATACAAGGGGCAGAGAACAATAAGAAGAACCATGGTGTCTTGAGTGTTCCTGTCAGCAGTCCAGAGGATGCAACAAAGACTTTACAGAACTCTATTTATAACAACTGGGTCAGGTGGAACGATGCAAAGCAGGGAACTCTCCCGAAGTGGGATATGCCAGCAGGAGCTACTGGAGAGGACAGGTTTGTAGATTTCATGCAGAAGAGATGGGCTCCTCTAGGTGCAACGAATGATCCAGATAATCTTAATAAGAACTGGGCACCTAACGTAAGAGAACTGATGAAGAAGCAACTTACGCCTAAAGACTATGAATTGTTAAGAGCTTTAAAGATTGTGTTACAAGGACAGGGGAATGGATCACTGGTTTAAGTTCGACGCTGAGAAGTTTCAAAAGGAGTTAGAAGATGGTGAACGTACAAGCAGTGTATCAAGGTTATCTCAAACAAGGCATGACACCGAAAGACGCAGCGAAGATGGCTCAGGGGAAGACAGGAATGTCGGTAGTGTCAGGGAAGCCTATAACTAAGAAAGTATCATTTACAAAAGGAAGGACTGCCTACGGGCAATATAGCTATGCCAAATAAACTATGGGTAAAACCAAACGGTAATACGCCTAAGAGCGAAAGTAAAGATCCTATGGTGAAGTTTGTATCTGAGGAGATGGTAAGATATGAACAGTTCCATTCGGATCGTTATGAAGATGCTATGAATGTTATAGACCAGTGGCAGAACATTCCTCCGAAGAAGACATACGACTGGATGAATAATGTTCATTGCCCTATTACTTTTGCTTCTGAGCAAACGATCACTCCGCGCATCTTCTCCGCGATATTCCCTAACGATGCTCCAGTAGATGTTCTTACGTTCAACGATGCTACGCCTGAACAAGGTATTATGATCAAAGGTACTTTACAGCATCATTACAAGTTAGCAGATGTGCAAGGGGAGTGTCTTCCTGCGATGACACAGAATACCTTGATAGGGACTGGGTATGTCGAAGTACCTTATCTTTATCGTAAAGCATGGCAGGTCAACAGGATGGGAGAAAGATATCTTGCAGTTGTAGATCGTAGACCTGATTGTAAGGCAGTGAATTTCTTTGAGATGTATCCTCACCCTGCAAAGCTTTATATGAACGACGGACTTCCACTCATACGAAGACGTTATTGTGACGCAGAATTTCTCAAAAGACTTGCAGAATCTCCTGACGCAAAGTTTGAGAACCTTAAAGAAGCTTTAGACTCAGATAGTACTGTGTCTCAGGCTAGTGTTATTTTAGATTCTAAGGGTGGTAGTTTAGATGTGAAGAAGCGTGAAGAGTATGAACTTCTTGAGTATTGGGGTACTTGGGATGATTCTTATAAAGAAAAAGATGATAAGGTCGTTACGCGCAAGGCCATTCCTTATTGGATAACGATTGTTAATCGTTCAGTAAAAGTCAGAGGTATTCCTAATCCATATAACTTCCAGCATCCTCCTTATGCTAAGTTTACCTTATTCCCAGAAGCTTATCCTAGCTGGTTTGGAGTAGGGATAGGTAACGCTGGTAAGCCTACGCAAGACAGGATCAATAAGATTATCAATCAAAGACTAGATAACGTTGATCTCGTTCTTAACAAGCAAGGTGTTTATAACGGTATGGACACTATGATCAATGTTAAGAAGCTTCAGTTAAGCAGGCCAGGTCAATGGCACAAGGTAAGCGATACTGTAACTTCGATCAAATGGATGGATATACCTGATGTGACTGCGTCGAGTTATAAAGAAGAAGAGTTAGCTAAGGCTGATTATAGAGAGGCTACAGGTGCTTCAGCTCCCCTTATGCCTACAGAACAAAACCAGACCGAAACAGCCGCTGGTATTAATCTTCTTCAGGGTGCAGCTGGCATCAGGTTTAGACCGATATTGAGAAAGATGGAGAAAGATCTTATTTCGTCTATCTCTATGATGTTCCTTTCTCATTTGCAGCAATTCATGGTATTACCTGAGTGGATTAAGATTACTTCAGATGATGGTAAGGTACAGCCTGTGTTAGTTAAACCAGAAGACCTCCAAGCCAAAGTCCAGATTATCCCTACAGGTATCTCTGAGACACTCAACAAAGAAGTCCAGATCGGGCAGTTACTTCGCTTTAAAGAAGTCTCAGCTAACGATCCGACTATCAACATGGCAGAGATTAACCTACGCGTAGCGGAGTTAATGGGCTTTAAAGATATTCATAAGATCATTGTCAAGCAGCAACCTGTTATTGCAGGTCCTGGTCAGATGGCACCAGA